AGGCGCGGCCCAGTCTGGTCTGGCATGTCCGGGCCAAACAGCATGTTGCCTGCTATCGAGCCGATTGCCCAACCTATCTGAGCGCCGGTCAGCCCGAACGCGCCAGCGGCGAAGTAAGTGCCGCCGATCCATGAGCCAGCGTAGGCGAGCGCGAGGGCTGCCATCAGTCCGCCCCTCTAAAGCTATAGCAGCCACGCACTCTGATCAGCCACTGATTGCTGAACGTATTTAGCACAACGCGGCCTGCGGCATAATATGTATGAATCAGCATGTCGTAATCAGTCATGATGGCTACATGCTTCGGTCGCCCAGCAGAAAGCGACATCAGCAGCAGATCAGATGGCCCAGCCAATAACAATGGCTTGCGATCCATGTGCTCGTTCAGCAGCTCCACAAGACGCCCGCTGTCAGGGTCGCGCTCATAGTTCGTCTCGTCGAATTCCGTCAGCCCAAGATCATGCGCCACGCACACAGCCAAGCCGATACAGTCGATGCCACTTTTGCTGCGCCCTTGGTGCAGAAACGGCGTGTCGAGATAGGTGAGCGCGGTGGCCACGATCTGCTGTTTAGTGGGTGCCATAATCCAGCGCCTTATCTTGGCCGGGCAGATGCGGCTCGCCCCGGAAATTGATGCCGTTGTTGTACTTACTCACGCAAGTCGTGAACAGTTTATCGTCGCCAGCAACCATCGAGTACGAATCACCTGAATTGACGGTGTAAGGCATCGGCAGCACCAGAGTGATTGTGGTGTTGGATGCAACATACGTCTTTACCTCCATGCTGCTGCCACTGCTCAGCCCTGTTGCCCATGTGAGTAGGCCGTAGTCGAACCACCCAGAGGTCTCGACGCGCGTGACGTCCACGAACGTCTGCCTGTCTGCTGTTGCCTCAGACACGCTGCCGAGAACCGTGTAAGATGCCACGTTGATGCCGCAGCGAGCATCGCCGAAATTGGCGCGGCAACCGGGCGAATATAGCTCGCCGATGATGTTTGTGTAGAACTGAGTCAGCCCGCGCAACTCTGCCGAAAAATTATGGACGCCTGTCTTGATCTCACCAAGATGCCCTTTACGATGCTTGATTGTGCCCATCGCGAGGTTCTTGTAATTCACCTCGAACACCTCGACCTCCGCGAAGTCCCACTTGCCAGCAACCAAGTCCTCTTCGGTCAAGGACGGCGACACGAGCAGGCCGTCAACGTCCAGGTTGTCCACTGCCAGCCCGACAGTGGTCCTTATTGCTGTTGGTGTGAATCCTGTGAGCGATGCGTAGGCGACGCTTGAGATCGTCATATCACGATCATGCGCGGTGAACCCGAGCACCAGCCCGTCGATGCGCGTCACCTTCCAACACATGACCATGGTCGTCACTTCTAGTTGAAGGTGTGCGGTCAAACTTGTGGTTGTCGTCTTCATGCTGCTGCCGATCCTATCTTCAACTCGACAATCGGGATGGAGTCCCAAGCAAGAACGTTCTGGAAATCCATGCGGCCTCTCAGCCTGTCAATGTCAAACCTACACGGCACGTCGAATTCACCAACCCAGGTCAATGACTCTGAGTTCTGCGCGAACATCTTTGCTGTGCCGCCTGATGTATAGACTCCATAGCTTGTGGTGTTGATGCCAATGCTGAATCTATTTGCATCCACAACGCTAATCGTGACTATGGCGCTATTGACTTGTGTCATGCCACCAACACCAGATATCAGTATCAGGTTGTTGGTGGCGAACGTGTGCGCGCTGGCGACAACGACACCAGGATTGGCGTTAGTGATGCTGCCTATATTGCTGGTCAGGTCCGCCGCGAACCTGGCAACGCCGGAGTTTGCAAATATCACTACCTGCCCCGCCGCACTGCCCACAGTTACAGGAGAGCCGTTGCGGTAGATCGTGGCAGTGCCAGATACCGGCTTCGTGATCTCGCGCAGATAATCGAGACCGCCAGCGCTGTAATACTTGGACATTGTGTAGTCGGACGCGCCAGCGCCCGTCTTGCTGCTGCCAAGCCAGCCATCATTGGAACCTGAATACGTCTTGTAATCGGTCCAATCCTTGAACCTGAATCCGTGTGCCCTGCCACGTACTGCGCGGAAGAACGACACCAGCGTCTCCATCTGCTCTTGGCTTCTCACGCCGTGGGAAACGTCGAACTGTGCACGCGCTGTCTCCCAATTTGAGTTGCGCTGCTCGTGGCCAGACTTCAGTATTGCGACATCGGTCAGGAACTCAGGACCGCCCACGCCGCCGTAGCTGATGTCATCAGGGAAACGCGGAGTCTCTATGAATGCCATCACATGTTCCTCCGTGCACGTTGCAATGCTGTCGCTGCTTCTGCTATCAACTGGCCTTGACTTCTGCGGAAGCTATTAGCGTCAGGTGTCGTGACATTGAAGTTGAAGGTTACGCCAGCGCCCATATCCTTGGGCTGACCGACCTGCACGCGCTCTCCCGGAGTTGCCTTGAACGCTACTAGTTGGCTGTCCGGACCACCGATACCACCAACGTTGAAACTTCCACCTGACTGGAACTGCTGGGCTGCCAGCATTAGCGATTGCTGCGAGAGCGCATTCGTGCCGAGAGAGCCCATGGCGACTGAAGATGCTGCAGATGGACCGAATGCGCCGCCCGTCGAACCGAACAGCCCACCGAGCACATTGCCGAACCCGCCGCCGCCAAGAGCGCCGCCGAGTTGTCCGGTCTTGCCGAAGTCGCCTAACAGGAAGTTGTTCAGCTTGGATGCGATGAGGTCAGCCACCATCTTGTCTATCGTGCGTTTAAAGCTGTCAGCGAGGTTGCCGAGTTTTCCTTGGAATGCGTCGAAGAAAAACTCACTCATAGCATCTTGCATATTGCGTGCTGCCTGCTTGGCAAATTCGGTCATCTCGTCGGTCGTGGATTTAAACCGATCAGAGGCAGCCTTTACCGCTGTTGCCATCGCGCCGGAGCTAAGGCCAATTTGCTTGTTGACCTCTCCTATGCGTTCGAGCTCACGTATGTATTCGCGAGCAGGATCGGCGGCATCCTCCATCGCGGATGCCTGCTCGCGCAGAGAGTCCTTGTAATCATTTGTCTGTTGCCTGATCTCGTTCTGCGTGTCCATCAAGTGCTCATCCGCTGCTGCTTGATCGTCAGCCAACATCGCGGCACGCTCTTTGGCTGCTAAAGTACCAATCAATGCCGCATTTTGATCCCGCAGCGCGGCTGCTGCCTTGCCGCTGATGCGGGATACTTCGCCGTGCTGCAAATTCCACAGCTTTGCAGCATCTTCGCTCATACCAAAAGTTGCGATGCTGCGTTGTAATTCGTCGCGCATTGATTTGAGAGGCGCGAGCGGGTCTGCCTTGGCGCCTTTACCTTTGCCGATACTGCCTCCAAGCAGCGTTGACGGTGGCGGCGCTCCTTTTACTGTCTCCGGGTAATAGGCATTGTATAGCTGCTGGACTGCCGCCTGCTGAACTGCCAACGATTCGTTCGCGTAGGCTTTGCGAACCTCTAACAGATTGGCGTGGTAACGCTTGTCCCGTGTTAGATCGAGCTGTTGCTGCGCATCCTTCTTGGCATAAAATGACTCTGCTGAACGCTGGAAAGAACCAATGCCATCAAGGTACTGCTTGAAATCATTGGACCAGGCTTGCCCGTACGCCTTCACTGAAGCCAAATCACCGCGCGCAAGAGCGCCCAATTGTGCTATACCGACAGTCAATGTTGAAGTGATTTGCATGATTCCGCCCGACACAGCGGAAATTGAATCGAGTAGAATCGTCATTACGCGGTTGGCATTTCTCCCCCATTCCTGCAATTTTTTGTCAGAGGCAAGAATATCAAGTTCGCCATTCATCGTCTTGAATTGTTCGGTCAGACCGAATACCGCGATGGTCAGCCCCTCGTTGAATGTCTCACCGAACTTAACCTTTAGATCATCTACGTAGCGGCGCATCGACTGAATCTGCTTGGCTGCTGTACCCATAGCTGCTTCGTATGTGCCAGCGATCCGCGAACCAAATTCGAGCACCTCATTCATGCGTGCTTGGGCTTTTTGGGACTCAGTCAAATTTTCTGTCGTCGTGTTGAGTTCTTTTGCAAGCTTCTCGTATGCTTGTTGGAAGCTAACGGTGATGCCGATGGTACGCAGTATCTCTGTCTGGCCAGACTGGATGCCGTGCACCAGCCGCTCGAACGCTTGCGATGAATTGATGTTGCCGATGACAGCAGCGTCCTGCGCGATACGGGCCAGCTCAGAGGACTTAGTTAGATCAAGCTGCGCCTGTGCCATGCGCGTGATTACTTCACGAGCCTCAATCATGGCGATGCCTGTTTTGCGAAGACTAACCTCAAAACCTTCCATCTGTTGCTGAGAATAACCGGCAAGACGGCCAACGCCAGTCATCACAATGCCCATAGTCTCGAAACGGGCATTGAGTAGCGCTGAATCAACTATTACGCTTTTGATTACTCGAAAGCCCAGATACGCAGTAACAAGTCGCCGTACAGTCGCGGAAAGTGCGGCAGTCGTCTTATCGAAAGTGCTTAGCTCATTCCTTGTGCGCCTGACATTGTTGCCAAAATTAGACGTTTCCTTTGCTGCCCGCGAAGTATCGCCAGTTGCACCGCCGAGCGACGATCTCACCCCTCTGAGTTTGGACTCAAGATCACGCAGCCCGGCTTCAACTTGCCGAATTCCTGCCAATTCCGTCGTGATGCTTACGTCAGCCATTACTACGCTCCTTGATTTTTCTGACCAGATAATTTATCTCTGACCAGCTAAGTCGCATTACGTCTTCTCGGGTCCATCCGTAGGAACTGGCGAGGATGTGGAGATAGTCAAAAAAGGGCGGTCAACCACCTCCTCATGGATGATCTTGCCACCGAGCGTATCCAATTCCTTGAACGTCAACTTGTCGATGTCTTCCATCGTTACGCTAGCGTCAGCTTTGCTCAGCGCGTACAACACCAACTTGGACAATGGCTCGACGTTATCTGACACACGCAAGCTGTCCTGCGTAACTCCTTGTGCTTTGAGCGCCTTCCAATCCGACACAACCAACGGCAAAGCGCCATTCATATTCACGTTCTTTCCATTCAGAGTGATTTTCACCTTGACTCTCCTTAGTAGTTGGACTTCACTGTGGTGAGTGTCACAGCTATAGCGGTGCCGCTGCCAGCACTGTAAAACCCCTTGCCCTCAAACCCGACTGTGATGCGCTCCTTGCCGGGGATCGCCAGCGGAAACGTCGTGTACACCATGCGGGGGATATCAAAGACCATCTTGAAGCTACTAGCTTTGGTTACACTCACTGCGAGGCGCTGCTCGGTCTGGTTGACGAAATTCAGATATTCCGTGTTGTCTGCGAAGTCAAGCACGCCGCTGACGTTAACCATCTGGTGGTCGTTGCGGCGCACCTTGGCGATGTCCGTCGTGAGATTCAGCGCGCTGATCCCTTCGAGGTTGTTGTTGATGCCGATGGTCAACGTTTCGATATTCACGTTTGCCGCGCCGCCAAGACTGAGGCTGCAAGTGTCGAACGTGAACGGCTTGCTGGGTGAGCCAGGAAACGTCGGCGTGGACCTGGACATCGCAGCAGTGTGGCCGCGTCCGATCATCTGCGCCTCGCACATCACAGCGCCGTTGCTGTTGAAAGTTACATCAAGCGCGTTCACGACGCATCCTGTGTACCGCTGCGACGATGTCACATCGCGGTAAATCTCAAATGTGTACGGCACAACAGGCGAATCAGAACTGAAATCACCAGAACCAGTCTTGAACAGCGTCGAATATAGAACGCCAGAGGAAACTTCTGATGCTCCGAAGTTCGACAGCGCAGAATTCAAAAAATAGCCGATAGAAACCGGGTGTGCGGAGAACGTAATACCGCCAGTCACCCTGCGCAAACCAGCAGTGTCGTCCGGCTCTGCCAACGTGCCGATAATACTCTTGTGCGTGAATCGCTCGATAGTCAGCGTAACATTTTCGGAAAGTGCCTCGACGTAATCCGTGATTGCTGCTGCGCTGCCCCAGTTGGTCTCCTTGCCGAGACCGATGTGCCCTGCGAATCCATATGACATGATGTTTCTCCTTTCAAGTCTCGGCCATCACTTCGGCCCGAACGATAATCTCACCACCAGAAGTAAAGCCGCTGGAGTCCGGCAGCATAGCTGTTGGCAGTCTTCCGCCGTCTATCCACAGCGTATCAACGAGATCGTTGATGGTCCTGTTCTGCATCAATATCAATTCAACATCACCGATCAAATCATCGCGCTCGCGTATCGCCTCTTTCACATTTAGCCCGTATGACCATACCCAGACAGCGAAGTAGACTATCACGCGCATCTTCTTTCCTGCTGCGATTGGTTGGATATCAGGAGGTTCGCGCCTATCAACATAAACAGCAACTATCGGGTGATTGTCTGGACCGATGATCAACTCCTCTTCAACGACGACCATTATCTCAGGCTTGTTGGCGTGGATGATCTCCGCTATCTCTTCGGCCAGCGCGAAATAATCAATCTTGGCCATTATCTAGATTCCTCACGTAAGCATCAAGGATACTAACGCCCATTTCCTTTGCTTCATCCTGAGTCGGTAGCATGCGCCTGGCAGGAAGTCCTGGATGATGCACGAACTTTGCGAACACGCGTCCATTCGTCGTCACGAAACTTAGCGCCTGCGCGTTCACCGGGCGGATGTCATATGGTTGCGTACCGAAGTGATGCCACTCAGCGACATCCAACTGCGAACCAACCCACAGCGTATCTTCTCCTTCCAACCGCGAATTGAAACTCATTCGCAGCTTTCCTGTGTCCTGCAAAATCTTGCTGCTGCCGAGCCTGCGTCCTGCGACGGTGTTTGGGGACAGCGGCACCCATCCACCAGCCATCCGCCCTTCCTGCTGGAAGTTCTGGTCAATCCAGCGCAACTGCCGCAGGCCGATAGCCTTAAGCAATCCGCGCTTGTTTAATTCGCGCCCGATGCGCGCCAGTTTGCGCTCTGCTTGGCTCGTGTCGATGCGGATCGTTATCATTCGCGTTCTCCGCGTATCAAATCAATCTTGACCGTATCGACGAGATTTAAAGTCATATCATCTTCCGTCATCGTGGGCAATGTATCCATGGTGCTGGACCATGGCAACCCAGCGGCGCCAGAGGCAATAATCTCGTTGCTGCTCGTTATCAACGGCAAGATGCCGTTTGAAATCTCGTCCAGCGTATCGAGCGCCTCCTTGTACCTGTCAGGCCAAGGACTCTTGCTCAGCTGCTCGCCAGCAAAAATACGCTTGGCCAATAAATTGTACAGTGTGATGTCGATGGACAATGATTGAAGGATTGAAACGTCTCCGACTATCGGCAGCGTGTACTGCTTGCTGATCTTCGCGTTGATCAGCGCATCGCTACGCCCGATGAAGTTGGCCACCACTGCGCTAGTGATATTGGTAATGCTGCCGACAGACGGCAACGATTCCAATATATTTGCGACCGTAGTGTAGATAACCGGAAACGTGTTCATTTCCTACTCCTCAATAGTAAGGATCGACGAGCACAGACAACTTCTCCTCGACGCGCTTGCTGGACTCTGCAACGAAGTCTTCTTTGGTAGCAAAGCGGCACCGCACAGCACCGACGTTAGGATCGGCGCGATCACGCCCGGCATCGAACTGCCACGCAACCTCGAAGCCTTCGCCGAGAATGGCCAGAGCGTCAGAATAATACTGGAGTGAATCCGCGCCCATGTAGATATTCTTGCCGACGAAGTACTGCTGGTGCAACTGGATGACCTCGCGGCAGCGGCGCTCGATGTCCTTGGTGACGCGCCCGCCATTCTGTTCCAGCTCGAACCGGCAGAGCAGGACATTGTCACGCATCATGAAGTGCTTCTGGAGGATGCGGTCAGGGTAGACCTCCTGATCTTTCTGCAGCAGCGGGAAGTTCCGAACGAAGCGTTGCTGGCGGGTGCTCTCGATCAGATACCCGACATGCGCGATGTGCGCGTCAGCCATCACGATCACAGAGCCAGGCCCGGCATTAAGCGCCAACTCGGGGTGCTCGTGGATCATGCCGAAGAACCTCATACCAGCGTTCTTGCGGAAGAGCCGCACGGGAGTATCGGGGCTGAACGTCGTGTCGCAGGCGAAGTGATGCTGACGGATGCCGTAGCCGTTGAACATGTTCTCGCGCAGGTACTTCTGAACATTGACCTGATTGATGAGACGCTCGTCAGTGTCGATCCACATCACCCAGTCCATTTGACAGGCGTCAAGACCAATATTGCGCGGAACCTCGAATCCATTCACGCGCGGGTCTGCACCAGGGACAATCTTGGCATCGTACTGATTGGCGATGCGCAATGATTCATCGCCCATCCCGTTATCGACAAGCACAATCTCGTCAGCGATGTGCTTGAGCGACTTCAAACACCAATGTAGATTGTCCTCGCTGTTCGGACCAGCCATCATCGACACAGACACAGTCTGGCGCGGACGTTGCAGCCAACGCTTACGCTGCATGTCGATCTTTCCGACTTGAATGTCTTCGGTCTTGCGGTACTTGACGATCCACCAGCCAACCGACGTTCCAAGTTCTTCGCTGCCGCCTGCCATCATGGCATCAACCTGAAAGTCCTTCTTGTCGCCGAACATGTCGCGCAGATCGTGCATGTCGAAGTGCCAGATATGGCAGCGGTGCGGATAGCTGAAATAGCTGGTGTACTCCCAAGGACCGAACGGCACTGTGATGTAGACCCAGCCATCATCCTTGAC